ATCCGGTCTACTAGAGTATTTCTTGTATATAAACTCATGTGCTTGAGTAGGTTGTATATACGTAGGGGAGGTTAGGGTGATGTCAACAAGCTGCTTAAAAGGAAAATAATGTAGAAATTCCTTTTTGTCTCGACAGTAAATTTTATCTAACCCCTTAAGTAAGCGGTAAACTTGATCCTCAAATAGATTTTCTTGTACCTCGGTGTGGAAAATAGGAAGCATGTACCCTTTTACATCTCGTACAGGACGAACGTAAATAGCACAAATCGAGTTTTGAGAGGGGTGAATAAAGGGAGAGTATGGAATTATCTCCACAAATGCTTCTTTAAAACCCTTGTGACAAAACTCGTCTAATTGACTCTTATTTTCTATTAACCAGAACATTTAGGTAAATATACCACCTAAATTTTAGTTAATCAAGCTTGATAAAATTTAGTATAATTAAATCTTAAGAATTGTCCTAAATAGTTAAATTTAGAATTTAATTCAGTATATTCTACTAAAGTTTTATTTTGTTTATATACTTCTTCTTGACTAAACCCCGATAATACCCATTTAATTTTAACAGAATCATTTAAAGTATAATTTATATTAGGATTTTGATTTACTAATAAATTATAGGTATTAGAATCAATTTCTATATACTTGTTGGCATTTATAGGTTTAGAAAAATATCTATAAAAAAATCCATTTTCATAATCGCTTGAAGTAGGATTATTAATTGAAGGTTTAGGGTTAGGAGCTACTTTTTGATTTAAATTATTTTTAGGATAACCCGGAGTAGGTTGAATAAAACTATCCCCATCATTTTGTGATATAGTTTTTTGAACTGGGGATAGTAATTGATTAGGGGTTTGTCGAGGGTTTTTACCTGTATAATATTTGCCGTCAAAGGTTTTCCAGTAATATCCCACATAACCTTCTCCAGTAGAAGTTATAACATATTCACCCCCATTTGTGTATAAGTTGAGTTCAGTTAAAAATTCAGGATAATACATTTATTTAACGTTTAAATAGTCTTTTTTTAGGAGAAGGAATATTAATTATTCCATAAGTACTACGTAATTGAGTTATATCACTAGCGTCACTAGCATTTAAAGGAACTTGAAGACCATAAAATCTAATGATATTACTTAAAACTTCGATGCCATCAAAGGTACCCCCGTTATATGTAAATTTATAATTTTGTAAATTGTTAAGTACATTTATAGCATCGGCACCTGAGACTTTGTAATTGGCTAAATTAGTAGCAAATATTGCTCTTTTTTTTCTTTCTCCTTCTTTATCAGCAGGTCTTTCAACTTTATTTACAAATGTAACAGTTGCTTCAGCAATATCTTTATCATTTTGTAAACCTTGAGCAGCAGCTGAGGTTAATATAATTAAAGTATTAATGTAAGGGTCAAATAATTCATATCTAGAAGTAAAATTAATAAGTAATCCTCTTCTTTGATAATCTCCTCTTAAAGCTGATTTTCCAGCTCCTCCTACAGTATGTAATTGGAATAAACCATAACTTTGACAGCTATCTCCAATAGCTAAATTATTAAAATTACTTTCACCTTGGGCGTTACCTAAAGCTACAGCAGCTTGGGCTTGAGTAAATCCTGCTACTCTAAATAAGGTATAAATAATATTTTTTATTTCAGTTGCTGAATATTTTTTATTCCACGGAGTGGGTATATCTTCTTCAGAACCTACTAATCTTCCAAAATTATCGTTAGGATCTGTAGCACACTTAGTATTAGTACGTGTTTTTGGAGTATTACTCGGAGTGATTGAAGAATCTGGGAAATCAAAGGGTCCTCCTTGGGTTGGAGTTCCTATCACATTTCGAGGTTTGGGAACACATAAAGATTCAATTTGAGTAGTCCAATAATTATTTCTTACCTCATGTGTTATACCTTTAATTATAAAATCAAATTGATTTCTATAAGAAAAAGGTAAGTATTCTTCTGAAATAGTAAATTTGTTAAATAATTTCATACCCGCTAAACCTTCCATTTCTATATTTAAACTAATAGGAATATAGCCTGGGGGGTTTTGACCTTGAAGTTCTACTTCTCCACTGTCATTTCTAACAGTAGGTAAATCTGAGGTTATTTGTGATAACATCCATTTAATCATGGATTCTACTACATCATAATATTTGGCACTATTAGTATCTGAAGGGAGTTTATTAGCAAGTGCTAATCTAATGTAAATTTTAAATAAGGCATATTGTCTTAAAAATAATTTAGTAGCAGCTATTTCTTGTTGCCTAGCTAATTCGGCAGCTCTATCTGCTTGAGCTTGGGCTAATTCTTGATTTTTATTTGTTTGGTATGAATCTAACCTTTTAGTAAATACTCTATCAGTGTACCCTTTATTAAAAGCTGTTAATCCTGTAGGAACATTACTTATAACATTTCCTGATTGCTGGGCTCCTATTACTAGTTGATTGGCTATATTTTTACTAATTTCACTTGTAATATTAATACTTTTCAAAAAGCTAGCCTCACCCAAATTAAATCCTGAAACTCTAAATTTAGTTTGGGTTGTATCCACTCCTAAAGATTCAATGTCTGGAATTTGGCTAAGGTCAAGGATATATAAAATATTAGTGTCGGGATCTATTTGGGTAACCAAATTTACAGTTCCGTAAAAACAACTATTAATCCCATTTAAAATAGCATCTAAAAATTTATTTAGATTAATAGTGTGGTCTACATTATCATAAGCTGAATCAGCACAGGATTTAACAAAATCCATGTGTAAGTTTATAGCCATTATACGTCCATGACTTTGGGTAGACCCTTCATTAAAAGGCTCATCCTGTAGTGGAAAAATACCAGGCCATAATGATTTTATCCCTTCAGTAGTATTAACATAACCATTAACTAAACATATGTTATCATTTATAGAAAGAGTAGTTACGTCACATATAGTAGGTACTATAGGGAATGTATAACATAAATTTTTGTTTAAATCAAAATCTATATCAATTACAGGTTGTTCTGTATCTTGATTATAATACATTAAAGTTTTACTAATAAAACCTAATAAATTTCCAAAATTAATGTAGTAATCATAAGTATTTCCTTCTTCAGTTCCTGCTGCTTGTTCTGTTCTAAAGCTAGCATACCAAGCACCTATACGAGGAGCTCTAGCAGTTCCATAACTTGTAGGAACTTCATAACGAGCATTCATTTTAGGAACTAAATTAGTTAAATACATGTAAGTAGTATTGAATGCTAAATCAAGTACTGTATTATTTCCTCCTTGTCTTTGACTTATATCAGGAAGAATTCCAAAATCTTTTTGGTAAACACTTTGATAAAAATCTCTAAGAGTTTTATTACCACTAACTCCAACATTAACAACATTACCATCAGCATCTAAATTAGGAGTTAACATATGTTTTATTAACCATAACCACCTATGTATTGTACTTTTAGTAGCTTCAGGTGATTGAGCTAATTCAGTAGCTGAAATGGCATCAGGATTAGAGTTAGATTTACCATCAAAATCTTCTTCATTTAACTTAGCATTGGTAATAGCTAGTTCACTAGCTGGGAGGTTTGGAAGGGTTAAGCTGTCTAAAATATCTCCTGCTGATAAAACTCTAATTGAGATATCATACCCTCCTCCGTCTCTTAAAGTCCACTGAAAGTTAACTACTCTACCTAGTAAAGCATCATAATTGCCATTAGATTTTTCTTTTTCTACGTTTATTAAATCTAAAATTCTGTAGTATTCAGATTTATCAGATCTTAAAAAGTTACTTAAAACTGGGGATTGGGTTTGATCTGTTACTACTAAATTACCTTCATTATCATAATAAGTATCCCAACCCCATTCTATTAAAACATGGTATCCTAATCTTAAATATAGAGATTCAAGTAATTGGAATTGTCTAATATTATTAGCTTGGATATTAATAGTAGCATCTCTAATACCTCCTCTATTTCGTGGAGTTACTTTAAAATTCATTATACCGGGCATTGGTACAGCCCCTTGTTCGAATCCTCCAAACCCATAAGCTCCACCTTCATCTGAAACTTTTCCAGAACCTATTTTAACACCCGAATCTGAATTGAATATATCACCTTGCCATATATAAGGGCCTTGAACTCCGGATCGAGGAGCATTAAAAAAAGTATTGGTAGTACCATTGTAAAGTACTAAAGAACGAGCAGCATAATTTTCACTTTCTATATTTTCAGGTAAATTAGCTGTTATATTAAGTTCTCGTTGAGCCTCTGAGTTTAGGTTAACTGAAGATGCTAATTTGATCCAAGAGGTTTTTCCGTCGTTTTTAATAACAGAAGCATTAGATATAGGATTTTCTCCTAACCCTGCTTGTCTAATTTTAACTTGATCTCTAACGTATTTAGGAAATCCTTCTCCAAGTATATTTTTTTTAACCATAACATTTTTTAAGCATTTATCAATCTAAATTCACTAATTATATCTCCCACGTTAGAAGGAATTCTTATAGTAAGTCCTACAGGAGGAAATAAGCTATCTTTTACTAATTGATTATTAGCCATAGGAATAACCCACCATAAAGTAGAATCTCCATAAAATTGCTGAGCTAATAAATCATATCTGTCTCCTACTGTAGTGGTTACATATATATCACTATTAGATAAAGGGATATCCTGATAAAGGGTAGTAGCGTAATATTGTTTACCCTTTATTGTGGTTAATATTCTATTATCTTGATAACGATTCATTAAACTTGCCTTAAGTATTGTTTATTAGCAGATATAAAGTTAGGATCAAATGTTTGAGGAACAAAACTTTGAATTGGAATAAATGTAAAACCACTTACTTTAATATGATGGGGCATTTCCCCGATCCAATAAGGATCATCTAAAGCTATCTTATTACCTTGATCATCTATATTAATTTCCCAAGTTGAATCCTCCCCATTAACATTATATGTAAGACTTTCTATAAATCCCCACTGATCCTTAATATAATCACCTATTGTTAATCTTACTAAGGGTCCTCTCATATAACCACCTTGTGGGTTATAATTAGGAGTTAAAGCAGAAGCAAGGTACCCTAATTTAAGGTAATTATTTTTCATTTGTTCTCTAGTAAAAGAAGGAACAGTAAATCCTAAATTTATAGTTCTTGTAAATCCTTGGTAAGTATAAAAATTTTCCCCTCTACCTAAATATCTAAAGGAATCCCAAGCAGCATCATAAGCATCTGTTATATTATCCAGAAATGATTTAAAATGTAGAAATTTATATTCTGAGGGGGCTCCGTTTTGTAGGGCACCATCATAATTTAAGATGGCTATTTTAAACTGAACTAGATCATTTCCTTCAGAAGTGGTTTCATATCCAAGTTCATTAAATTGACCCGTGGTTTCAATTAAATCACGCAACCCGCTACCACTAGTATAACTAATTAGATTTTTTGGAGCACTAACATTTAAGTCTCCATACATTCTAGTCATATTCTTTGTAGAATAGTTAGGTGAAATGGAAGTTATTGTAGTTACTTTAGTATTAGATTTTAATACTTCATCAGTGTATCTTCGAGTAAAGGTATCATAAAACAAAGGACCTCCACTTGTAACTTCATCTGCTCTAGTATTGGTTTGTTGGCTAGTTAATAACCAAGTAGTATGTAAAGGTGAATTAACGTTACCTAAATAAGGAGAATTACTAACAGTAATTAATTGATCAAAAAAACCATCAGTATTAGAATATCTACGAATAATTGTATTACTTAATCCATTAGAATTAGGACCACCTGAATATCTTAAAATGTTTTCAGGGGATATTGCTACACTAAATGGATTAAAAGGATTAATAGATACGTTATTTAAAATTTTACTATCTTTTAATAATAAAAGTCTATTACTTCCTCCAGCATCTAAGTCTTTAGTTTGGTAAGCGTATGTTCTTGTAGGATCTACTAAGTCTAAAGCAGCAGTAATAGGATCAGAAGCATCTTTTTTAATATGACCTCCAATAGGTGATAAAGCTATTTGAGCTAAGGTGTTTAAGGGATTATAAACTCTAGCAGTTCCTAACTCTTTTGGATTTTGTCTTGCTAAAATATTTTGTTTAGCTATAAATAAAGTGCCATTAGGAGATAAGGGATCAGTAAACATCTTAAAGAGACGACTTTCATCAGTTGCGACTCTAGTAAGATTTCCTAAGGCACCATTTCTTAAGATAAAATCCGTTATATTAACTGGGGTTTCATCTGGGATTGGGGTTTGAATATAGGGTTGGCCGCTGGATCCTCCATCTCTTCTATCACGACCATAACGAATACTTTTCTGACCAAAGGTGGTACCTGTTGAGGCACTACCTCTACCCGAGTAAAATCTAAAATTTCCGGGGTCAGTAAGTATTTTTAGTAAACCCATTTGTTAATTAGGTAAATTTTTCAAATATTCTCCTTTACCAAAGGAATCATTAATTGAACTTACTAAAGGATCTTTTAAAGCTACAGTAGGAATTTTACCTTGAATATCTAAATTTGAAGGGTCTGGGAGAAGATTATTGTCTCCATCTTCATAAGATTGGTAAGCTTTATTTACTGTAGGAAAGTTTGAACCGTCTAAAGAATAGCTGGGTTGGCCTGAAGGGTCAGCATGTAAGTTAGATTGTTTGGTTGCTAATGGGTTAACTTCAGGATCAGCACCATCCCATTTGGTATATGTTGATCCTCCTTGATTAACTAATTTATCTAATAATCCCATATTTTTTGATTTAAGTTTTGTTTATAAATATTAAACTAAAGCAAGAGCTGTACCTAATCTATAACCATCCATATTAATGTTTGTTTGTTTAGATGCTATTTGTTCTAATAAACCAATCATTTTATCGGTTTTTCTATTATCACCCCCACCTAAATTAGTACCAGCAACTACTGTATCGTTATTATTTAAAGCAACTGATCCTTTTGGAGTTGATAAAATACGATCACCATAACCCGCAGGTGAAATTGCGTCATCTACAGTAGGCATTTCAGCTGCTTTTTGTTTTTGGCTATTATATAAAGCCATTAAACCAGCAATAGCTGCTCCTACTGCTATAGCCCCTAATCCAAAAGTTAAAGCTGAACTGGTAGTAATAGCTCCGGTGCTTAAAAGTCCTAACTGGATAGCCATTTGAGCTAAGCTGCCTATAGTTTTAGCTAAAGATATACCAGCCATTAACCCTAAGATAGTATAAGTAGCGGTAGCACTAGATGCAATTTTACCAAAAATATCAAGAGCAGCACCTAAAGGCCCCTCTAATAAAGCACCTACAGCTTCTTGGATTTTAACTACAGCGTTTTGAACATTTTCAGCTGCGGATTGTTGCATATACTGATTATATAGCTGTTCTCCACCTTCAATTGTTAAAAGTTCATTTAATCTTCCTTGTTCTGCTAATTGTTGAATATTTTGAGCACCTAAAGCTTGTAATACTTCTTGTTCTCTTATAGAATTTGCTAATTCATTAACTTGCATACCAACAGCAGCTGCTAATGATTCTTGTTGTATTCTATTTAATTTAGTAAATTCTGCAGCTGATCCTACTTGTTGTCTTACTTCTGCTGCGGCACCCGCAACATCTCCAGTTAAAGCTAAATATCTAGCTTGTTCTAGATTAAGTTGTTTACCGGTTAATAATTCAGCTTCAAGTTCATTAGCAATAGAATTTTCAAAATCTAATAAATTATCAGCTATACCTGCGGCTTGTTCTAAAGTTAAACCGAATTGCTTTACTTTAATTACGGCTTCAGCTAATAATTCATTATTAAAACCATAGTTAGCAGCTAATTGACCATTTATTTTAAGAACTTCTTTTAATACTGCTCTACCATCTAATCTAATGCCAGTTTCCGCTTCTAAAGCTGATACTTGATCAAGTATTTCAGTGGTTACTTCTCTTTCACTTTTACCGGTTAAAACACTATATTTAAACGCTTGGGCAGCTTCAGCATTTTCAAGACCCATTACTTTAGTTAGTTCTAAAGTAGTTTCTAATTGCTCATTAGTAAATCCAGCAGTTACACCAGTTTCTTGAGCTAAACTAGTCATAGCTTCTGCTAAAGCATTAGTAGTAACATAAGATTTATCACTATTAACTGCTATAGAAGTAAAATTATCTCTTAAATTGCGTGATTGTTCAGCTGAAATACCCAGTGCTCTACCTAAAGTAGCTACTTCTTGGTTAGCTTTAAATAAAGAACCTAAGAAAAATGCAGGACCAAATGATTTTGACAATTCATTTCCAGCAGCTAAAGCTATATCAAAAAAGTTACCACCCTCTAAAGCAACCTCACGCATAGCTTGGGCTGCATCTTTAAAAGGCTTAGCAATTAAAGGTCCTATTCCAGGAATTGATTTAAGTGTTTCTTCTAAAGTATCAAAAAAACCAGTAAGATTATTTAATTCTTCAGCGGCTGTTACTATATTTTTATATTCTGAGGATAGTTCGTCAGCAGCATCTACTGAGGAATATAATCCTTGTAATGCTTTATCTATGTTTTCTCTTTCAGCGTCACTAGCTGATACTCTTGCTTTTTCTAAAAATGATATAGTTTGTTCAGTTTGTTTTTTCTTTCGAGCAACTTCAGCAGCTACTTTAGCATAATCATTAGCTTTTTTCTTATCTTTAAGATCATCTTTAGTAATACCTCTAAGTTTAGAAGTAGCTTTAGCTAAATCACTGGTGTCTTTAGCTGCGGTTTTAATAGTAGAAGCAAAATCTGCTGAACCTCTAGCTATACCTCCTAGTTCAACAGCTATATCATTAAAAGTAGCTTCTAGCCTAACAGCAGCTTCTTCTAATCTAGCAATGCTTTCGTCTAAACCTTTTATATCGTCTTTTAAAGCCATATGAGTATATTATGGTAATAAATATTACTTATATGAAACTTTTTTAGGAATTGAAGTAGGTTGGGTAGGATTGGGGATATTTAATTTTCCGTCTTGACCTAAAAGATTAGTAGTTTTACCTTTGTTTTTGGGATTCTTAGCTTCTTTGATTTGCTTTGATTCTTCTTCATAAAATTCTTTTATAGTATTAAAAGTAAATTTACGAAGCCATATAGGCATATGGTATATAGTTTCCCAGTTATATCCTCCCTTACCATGAAATACAATTTCATGGATTTGTCTAAATAAATTTACTCTAAAAGAAGGAATATCTTCAGTCTTGAGGCCAAAAAAAGTTGATAGTAATTGGGATGGGTCTTCGGGTCTCACTTCGAGGGGGAAAAAAAGACAAATCTATGTCTGGTTGTATTTCTAGGATGTGGCTTCGAAGCGCTTTAGCATCTCTGGCTAGTAGATAATTATCTACAAATTCTCGAACAACTTTTTTATCTCGTTCCCCGTCAACTGAAGTGATAATGTATTTTAACCTAGTAGATAATTCAGGAGTATTATCCTTATGAATTTTTTTAAGACTGTCTAGTTCTTGGCTGATTTTAGACTCATCACCATGAGTTAAAATTTTAAATGTAATAGGAGTTCCTGAAAAAGGAAGAGTATATTCAAAATCATTGATTCTAGAAGTAAATAAAGATTCATCTATAGATTTAGCATCTATTTGAGATAAATCAACTGTGATTTCTTCACCACCCCAACTGAATTTGTAGTCTTTACCATAACCTAAAACGCGAGCTGCAATCATAATAGCATTTTTATCACCAATAACTAAATCATCGTAATTAATTTTAGATGTTATTAGTGACTGTAGTAATTTATCTACTACAATGCCTTTTTGAATATAAGATTGGTTAGAAAGAATATCTTCTTCCTTAGCAGTCATATATTTAATTTCTACTTGCCCTGAAGATAGAGGATTTGATTCAGGGTAAATTAAACCTTTTGAAGGTAATTCTACAATTTCGGTAGGTAGTGTAAAACTCATATAATTTTATTAAAACTGTTATGTTTATAAATACTATAAAGGGAGGTTCTTTAACTGGTTAATTAATAAGATTTGTTGAAACTTAAAGATTTAAATTCTTTTTTAGTTTTCTCTTCAAGTTTATCTACTCTACTATCAATATGGCGATAGAGATTTTCCAATTCTCGTTGGGTATTATTATTTAATTGATCTGTGTAAGTTATACAATTACGTTCTCTTGTATCAAGATCACGAATAATTGCTTCATCAATATTTTGAAGAATATCGATTTGTTTTTGGAGATTTTTGATTTCCATATAATTCATAAACATAACCACAACCATTACCAGAGTAATGACCGCAGCTACACCTAAAATAAATGATGTTGTTTCCATAGTTTTGTTTAGTATTTAGATGTCAAAGAACCTATCCCTTATAGATTGAGTTATAAGATAAAAAAAGAGCTTGGCAAAGCCAAGCTCAAATTTAATTTTATTTGAATTTCTATTAGAAGTTCAAGATACAATAATCTGGTTGAACTGTCATTGAGATTTCAACAGCAGCATCTACATCATCCCAACCATAATCACCAAATGTAGCACTTGTAATTAAGGCCCCTTTAATAATCCATTGAGATACAATATCACCTACAGGACCTAATACATTAAAAGTTAAATCTTTTTTATAAAAGTCCGAATAACCATCACGACCTGTTACTGATTCGTGGTGTAAACGTACCCACTCCATTACAGCTTGAGCACCTGAAGGAGTAATTGGGTCGAATAATGTAAATTCAATTTCTCCCCAAGTTGATTTGCCTTTTACAAAACGTTGAACGTTAATGTAATTTAATTCGGTTTTGCCTTGGGTTAAATTAATAGCTCCAATCCCCTTAACAATGTAAGCTGGGAAGCCGTCCATTTCCATGACAAATCTGTTAGGCTGCTTTGGTTCAAAAGCTGTAAAAAATATTTCGTTTGATGATAATACGGCCATTTTATTTATTTATTTTATTATAAATATTCAAATTTGAAACTCTTATGCTGGGAAAGTAGCTCCAGTTGGTAAGATGTTGAAGTCTAGGTAAATGAATTCAGCAGTCTTAGTTGGTTGTAGATAGATTTGACCAATTAATTGGTTTCTATCGATTACGTCTGGAGTGTTGTTGGAATCATCCATAATTACTCTAAACGCGTATAAACCTTGACGTTGTTGAACTGATTCGAGGTATGGGTTAACTTGGTTTAAGAAGTTAGTTCTTGTTGCGATTGTGTTTTGTTCAAACACTAAGTTATTAGCAATTTGAGAAATGTAAGACTTAACAGCAATTAACAATCTTCTAACATTTACACGATCAAGAGCAGATGCTTTTTTCTGCAATGTTTTCTGACCATATACTACAACACCTTGTCCTGGGAATGTAGCAATTGGGTTAACATTACCTGTGTATAAATTATTACGATCTGTTTGGCTTAGTTTTCTTTCGGCTCTTACAACAGTATCTAATCCACCGCGATTGATTCCGGCAGGTGCAAACCATGGTTCAGATACACTGTCATTATACGCGTATACAGCAGGAATTAATGTTGAAGCTGGTACCCACACTAATTGGCCAGTACCTGGGTCAATGGTTTGTAACCAAGGCCAGTAAGTAGCGGCATATGAACTATTGATTGAAAGTGCTGATGTAGTAGCTTGAGAAATTTGAGCTCCATATTCTCTAGAATCTATGATAGCAATAGCATCACCTCTAGATTGAATATTATTTACTAAATTTGTTATTTGGGTACTGTTGTCTGCAATAGTTAAACCAGGGACTGCAATAGCATTAAATTTGTAGTCGTCTTGGTTAGCCATTAAAGATATCATGTTATTGTAGTTAGCTCCTACTAAACCTTGAGTATCTGTACTAGAAATATTGCTATAATATTGACCAGTACCTGTTAAAATATCACCTGTAGCACCACCAAATGATCCACTAGTATTAACTGGGAGTGAAGAAGTGAATTGTGATTTAGGACTTCCGTTATTATCAAAATAGAATGGAGTTGGAGTAGTTACAGCACCTACATACACATATCTAGAATTAGTAGGGAAGTTACCTACAACCTCTACATAATTTTCTACAGAATCATATGTTTGGTAACTATCACCAATTACTCTAGCAATGTAGTTAGGTTGAGTTGGGTCAAGTGATAAATTAGTCCAAGTTTCTAATACAACAGGGTCTGTAAAAGTATCGCTACCTTGTCTAATTAAAAGATCAAAAGTACCTGAAGATGTATTAGAATTTAAGATTTGCCATCTTACATTATCAGCTGAGCCACTTGGTAGAATACCATTAGCACCTAAAGTGCTAAAACTATTCATAATAATACCTTCAGAGATAGTTTTTAAAGTAAAAGATTCTGAAGTACTTGTAGCAGCAATTGAAGCTGTGGCAGAAGTAAATGATCCAGAGGCTACTCTAGCTACTAATAAGCTTTGACCTCCTTGTTGGAAATAGTTGTAAGCAGCAATTGAAGTTAAAAAGCTGTATTCTTGACCACCACTTAAGAAAGTATTACCAAATTTATTTGTGTAATCCGAATAAGTAGTAACTACAGTAGGAATTTCTACAGGACCTTTTACAGTTGGGCCTATAATAGCGGCTCCAACAGTTACAGGCTGCTGAGTTACTTGGGAAAAGTCGTTTTCTCTAGCTAATACTCCAGGTGAAATTAAAGTTTCTGCCATTGCAAAGTTATATTTTTAGTTTTATTATAAATATGTAAATTTTTTTCAAAAATATAACGCAACCTTTAAAATATAACTTAAGTTTATAATGGGGTAATTTCTCCTGTTTGGGGATCAATCCTACCTTCTCCGTATTTTTCAGTTAACAATTTTCCTAGTTTTGCACTTTCAACTTCTAAGGATTGAATGTTATTTTTTAAAACTATTTTTTGATATTCTAATTGTCCTAATTCAAATATTAAATTATTTTGTTTTTTTTCTATTTCTTTTAAAGATTGTAATTCTTCAGGAGATAAAACTTTTTTTTCCATGTCAATAAATATTAAGAGTTTTGTTTAAGGCATCAATCACTTTTTGTGATTGAATATTTTTAGTACATTCGTACTGACGAGGAGTATTTTTGTGTTCAGGGCACCATTCCCAGTCACCTGGGTCTAACCAATGTTTATTAAAGCAACCTGTACATAATCCTGGGGTGTAATCAAATATTCTTTCACAATTTTGGAACTCTGTATAAGGTTTAGAAAATCCTGAAATTAGGATAATAGGAGTAGGGGTTGACCACGCTACCCAACTTAGACCACTACCTAAACCAATATAAGCTTTAGCATGATGTATGTCATTATATCTATCTTCTAAAGAATATTCCCCAGTTTTATCGATTACTCCTTCTAAAGTACCATATAGTTTAGAATCATGCCATTCATCTCCTAAAGGTTCTTGAGTAATCATTACTACTTTATAACCTTTACTATTTAGATAATCAATTACTTCTTGCCATCCTTTTGGATTATTCCAGTACTTAGCATGGGCCGAAGCATGGGGGGCTATAACAACATAATCACCGGGAATAGCAGGTTCAGTTATAGGAAAGGCTAATTTTGGTTTTACTTCTTTATAAGGTAATCCTAAAATAGAAGTAGCGGTTTGTTGCATAGATATAGTTTTAACTTCTTTAGGATGTTTAGCCATATCTAATTCTTTATCATTATAATACCACCCAATTCCGTACATAGCATATAAATTTTCTACTACAGTACCTGGTTCTACAAATTCAAGATCTGGGTAGTTTTCTTTAAACCAGTTATTATGGAATGTAGATACTACAACTTGACATTTATGGTATTTTCTAAATTCATCAGCATAGGGAAACCATGCTAAAGTATCACCTAAAGCACTTGAATCAATATGAATGTAAACTCTTTTTCCAGTTAAATTATGATTATATATTTCAATTAACTCTTTAGTTTCATCATCATATACTTCAATTCTCCATTTTATATAATATTTTGCTGAAGTACGAGTCCACATATTATTAGTAATTGTAGCTTCGTGGACTAATTCACTATTAGAACCATTAAAAAACTTTATTTTATAAGTTTTAGAAACAGGACCACTAATTTCACAAGTTGCCCCATCTACAAAATTATAAGATATACTATTTTTGGGAGCAATACTAGGAATTCTCAAAAATTCAGTATTATTATATTCTTGAATTAATACTTCTTTCATACAAAACGTTTAAATAGTTCAATTAAATCTTTACTTCGATTATACCATGATAATCTATCGGCAGTTTGTAAAATATCTGCTCTACATTTTTCGTAATTAGTAATTACGTAAGTTAATCCTGTTATTAATTGAGATAAATCACGAGGAGCTCGCCACATACCATTAAAGTCAGTTTCCATTTCAATCCATCCTACAGTAGGTAAACCACAAGCAGCAGCTTCAACTAAAGTTAAATTAGGATGCCCTGCTTCTACTTCACTAGGGTGAATGAAAATAGTATGATCTTGGTATAATTTAACTAAATCTTGGGGTGAAACATCGTATATAATGTTTAGTTTTGGGTAACCATACACCCAAGGATTATTATTAAAGAAATTTGAATTGTTAGTTGGACCCGCTATAGTAATAGGTAAATTAAAAGACATAGCTAATTTAATACCCAACTCAAACCCTTTCCTATCGTGTCCCGAATTACCTGCTAACCCATTATTAGCGACCATTAGTAATTTATGCTCGCCAAAATTATTAGATGGGAAGAATTCTTTAGTGTTTACACCATGTGAAAAATATTCTACCTTATCGGTATCAAAATAATTTACTAAATAACGAGCCGGAACTATAGATAATAGTGAACGTTCCATTGCCTGTAAATTTTCTCGATAAACATAAGAATCTTTACCATAATGAAATGCATGGTGATCATGGTGCTGGAATATATAAGGTATACCTCTATCAGCTAATTGTATAGCTAAATTGGCTACGTGAACCATTACAATATCATATTCACCTGGTTGAATTTCATTGGCCCAACGAATATCTATTTCGTGTCCTAATTCTTTTAGATTGCAAGTAAATTCCCATACGATTTTTTCAATCGCCCCCCATCCTGGTGGGGGTACAGGAATTCCGCAACCTGGGTTTACTTGGCAAATTTTCATTTAATAGTAAGCAATCCGTTTTGTTCTAAATTTTCTACAGAAAATAT